GAGGCGCAAGATATTCCCGATCATGGCGGCGGTATACCCGCCGGCCGCGCTGGTAACAGTCGTGCTCGCCGTGCTGGCTAAATCAGTGATAGAAAGTTGCGGGGCGTCTTGATCAGCATAGTTTGTCCCGGCTCCGGCCACTGTGGAATCAAAACCACCGCCATTTGTTGCAACTCCGGTTTTCCTGACATACCACGTTGACGCCGCGTTTAACGCCATAATTTGTTATCCATTGGTATCATTATCCCTTGGCAACCTTTAAAGCCAAAGACGCGGCTTTCAGGTTTTCAATGAGCGCTGGGCCCACCGGACTCCCGCTCTCAATCAAAGCAATCGCCTCGTCGATTAAAACATCGGCGCTTTTAATTGGGGCTTGGTTGTCGATAAAATTGTCGCTCGACTCAACAAGAGAAGCGTCCGCCCAAAAACTCGGATCGTTGACGGCTCGATAACGGCCGTCAACGCCTTTGGCTAACACGGAACCTTTCGGCACACCTGGGAAACCAACCGCTAAAACGTATGCCACGATAGGCCTCCTAATTCACCACGTACTGCAAGAACACGATTGTCCCGGTCGTCGTTGAAACGGAGTCCACGTTCATCTTGAAAAGGTCTCCGCGAGAGAACGTATTCGTCCACCCGCTTGTCGTGCCGGAGCTTATAAGCTGCGATGAGGTCGTCGGTTTCCCCGCCCCGGTGATCGTGTCCGCAACGGTGGGAGGGAAGTTGGAGAAAGAATCCCGCCAAATGTCCACAACCGCGCTTCCGGTTCCATAGTTAGTCATCGTCCACGCCGTGAAGATTCCGTCGCACGGGGCCTCGACCACGGCGGTTTTGAGCCCCGTAGACGGGACGGAACCGCCGCCGTCCACGATGAAAGTCATGACGCGCCGGAGCGGATCGTCGTCCCATCTGGTTTTGCCCGTAGACGTGCTATGCAGCGGAGCCTGGTTGATTGAGGTTGATGGTGTATTTGTCGTCACCGCCGCGTAAAACTGCTGCGTGCCGTCGTGCCCGGTAAGGGTTCCCATCGTCGCCGAAATGGCGTTGGTGTCAATTCCAAAACCGCCGACCGCGCCCACGTCGGGGGCCGTTCCGTTCGTTACCGTCATCGACCCCGTAAACGTGGTGTATGAAGAAAATGATTTTGCCCCGGTATGCGTTTGAGTTGCCGCCAAAACAACATCACCGGAACCCGCCGGAGTTGCCCAGGTATTGTCTCCGCGTAGGAAATTAGTTCCTGAAGGCACGCCGGTTGCGGACATTTGCGCAAGCCCGACTTTCGCCACGGCTACCGAAGACGCGATAACGTCCACGTCCAAACTCCCAGCCGCTATGTTCGCCGCCGCCACATTGTCAACAGTTGCAACGCCTACCAACCAAGACACATCGCCGTGATCCGCGTCCGCCATCTCAGCCGCCGCTATCGCGTCATCACCCATCTCCGAATTACCAACGGCGTTGCCCCCAATGTCATCGGCTGTGATGGAGTTGTCGGCTATCTCCCCACCCGCGCCACCATCAACCGCGCCATCGGCAATTTGAGAATCCGTAATTTGAGACTGTGAAGACAGCTTCTTGTCTGCATCCGTGGCCACTAGCTGGGAGGCCGTGAGATCGTTCACGGTGGCGGAACCGGAGGTTATGCCGTAGGTTACGCTAACTCCCGTAGAACTGGGAAAGACGGAGCCACTATCGGCGAGTCGTAGTCGTTCGCCGCCCCCGGCAAGAAAAGACATGACGTTCGCCGAGGTTGTCGTTATGTATGTGGAAGAAGCACCGGGAAAAGAATACGAAGAAGACACAACCCCGGCGTTAAACCCGGCGGTTCCGTTAAAAACAGAATAGGAGCCCCATGTTTTAGCCCCGGTGCTTGTCTGTGTTGAAGCCAAAACCATGTCGCCGCTCCCACCACCAGCGGTTGGGGAAGAAACTTGGACAGTCCCATCGGGCCAGTGGATGCCGAAAGTTGCGGAAGCGATGACGATTCCGCCACCTCTTACCGTAACCGTTCCGCCAGTAACGTCGAGGAGTGTTGCCGGGAACGCTGTCCCTATCCCGACGGTGCTTTGAACGATTATCCCGTTTGTCGGTGCGGCATATGTCCATGCGTAACCGGACCCGAAAGCCGCGTTTCCAAAAACCCCCAAGGTATTGCTCCCATCAAGACCGCCCACACTGACCTTCTGGTCGCTATACAACCCCAACACCGTCTCCCCGGACGAGTTGGAAAACGACATAAGATTAATGGCCGGTGTGGTAAACTGTCTAAAGTTTTCTGTGCCGTTTGACCTGAAGCTGATTCCGCTTCCCTGAAAAAACGTGTCATTGTCCAGGACGAGATTTAGACCAGCCGTGGCCCTGTCAATTGTCACCGTGGATTTGAAAATGTGAGACCCCGTCCACGTTGGTGAGGATGCCGCTACCACCCCCGACGTTGATCCGGTCAGGTCATACCAATTCCCGGTGATGGGGTTGTATTCTGAAGCGGCCCGAACCGAAGAAGCCGCGAGAATGGCTACAACGAGGACGCTAAGAGTAAGTAAGCGCCGCATAGTTGTCCATGATCTGCCCCGGCGCGGTCATCAGCGTGGATGGAATTGTTCCGTCTGGGTCATAGGTTATCTTCTCGACAATCCAAACAGCGTCGGAGGTTGCGGAGCCTCGAACGGCATAACCAACATGTGTCGGACGAAGGCTACCGTCGTAAATGATCTTTTTCCTCAATGGCTCGGGATGCCGAGGTCTTGGGAACCTATATTGATTGACGTAGTTGAATTCGAGAACGTCCATTTATCGGATCAGGAGTTGCGTCCTGATGTCTTTCCCGAGATATTTGGCGTATCCGCGACCAACGATGAAAATGGCGGACGCGCCGAGGATTATTGCCACGGCATTTCTATTCGGAAGGCCATAGTGAAGCCCGAACATAGCACTCAGAACCTGAAGCGCGAATACTTTGAATTCGGTGGTTTTGTAGCTTTTTCGACTGACTCCACGGCCCAGTTTGAACAAACACCTGGCAATGATGTAAGCGGCCCCGATACCCACTGCGTAAACCGTGTAATCGAAATCGGGAGCTAATCCCTTGGCGTAGGAAATAAACAAAAGAACAAAGGATGAAATGGCAATTATGAATTCGCCTGTTTTTTCTGCTCTATTTGTCCAATCCACAGTTCATCTCCTATTTCAAATCCTCATCCGTGATCTTGAGGGTGATTTTGGAACGTTTGGATTCAACGTCTGCTCTCTTCACATCATCGGCGGCAATGCCGGCTTTGAGTTGAATTACCTTGGATTTAATAGCCGCGATAATATCTGATTTTGATTGAGCGGATTACGCCATCATTCACCTCTGTTGAAATTCCTGCCAACAGGCGATTTCCGCGCTCGTGTGGAGAGAAAGAAGCCAAAGGAAGATGTTGCTTCCGATGGCCAAAGCCCTGTCCGGGTTGCCTCGGACAAACAGCAGGTCGTATTTTGTTATCCCCGTCGGAGCAGATGGAACCTCGGCGTTCCCCCCAACGCCGACGTTGATAATGCCGCCCATGTTCGCCGTGTTGCTCGGGAGATTCAGCACCCTGATCCCGTTTCGGTTCTCCATGTTCCCGAGCGTGGAAGGCGGGACTTGCGTGTAGGCCGACGTGGAGATGCTCGTACAATACGTCCCGGTCGAGGGGTTCACATTTACGACGATTGACTCCACCGTAGGGATTCCGGCAAATGAGCGCCGTGGGGAAATGGCGCTCAGCGCGAACAAAAATACCGCAAAGGCGATTAACGTTAATTTTGATTTCATTTATTAACCCTCCCAGCGTTCAGCTAGGGCAAGCCCCGGTTCCTGTAGATACGACAATCGAGGTTTGCACAGTCCCTGACGAAACGCACAGGACGCTGTTCGTCGAATTGTAAAACACCGTCCCAGCGGGAATTGTGTATGCGCTGTATAGGGCCGCAACAGCAACAGCCGTCCTGGGGGCCGTGCTTACGATAACCCCGACGCCGGCGGACGCCGTTATCGGGCCGGCTGAATTAATCAGCGTGTAATATCCGTTGGCCCACCGCAGAGAAGAAGTCCCAAGCGAGGTATCGTTGGTCGTCGTCGGGATAAAGTTCCCATCGGAATCGACGCATATTTCCGCGCCGGTGCGACCAACGCAGGACGTATCTGGCGCGGTCCGCGCTGGTTGCGTCCCCGTCAAACGGGCAAAAGACGCCGTGAAGGGGATCGCCGTCAGAAGTCCGGCCATGAAAGCCCGGACGCACAATTTGAATAGCCGATTCATTTTTGAATCCTCCTTTTAGTCAGGCCTCAACCTTTCCAGGTTTGAGGCTGTAGCATCTTCGGGACTCAACTGCCTCTGGATGTTCTTCCAGTCCGTGGCGCGTTTTTGGAACTCCGGCGTCTGCTCGGCGAGGCCGAGACGGACAGCTTTTTGAAACTCGGGATCGCTGTAGGACAAGCATGTTGCTTTCCTTGAGAGCATGTTCTTTCTGAAGAACTCCTCATGCTCTTTCGCCCGACCTTCAATGGCTATCCGTTCGCTCGCTCCGATGCTGTCGGATTCCCCGTTTCCGAGCATCCGCTGGAACTTTCGTATTCGTCCCCTGACAGCGGCGTCGTCGGCCATGCCAGTATCCCAAGTCGTCTGGGACTCGACATAAAGCCGTCTCCTCTCCGGCAAGCCCGCGAGGAAATCACCGTTCCTCGCCGCTTCCACGTCCAGTTTCCCGCCCAGATAGGCGGTCTCTCTGTTGATCTCCCGTTGCAAGCCCTGTCTCTCCGAATACGAGAGAATCCGGCCTTTCCTTGTGTGGATATCGGCACTCATTCGGCGCCCTCCTCTTGTCTCCTAAGAGACTTCGTTCCCGTCGATCCACCGCCAGTCGCTCGCGCCTTTTCCGTAGAACATGTAGAAGGCATATTTGGCGACAAGCCCATCGAAGTCGTTGGCTTGCATGAACTCAAGCGCGACCACCTGATACCAGTGGAGGTATTGCTTCATCAGTTCGGAGTCGATGAGGAACCAGTTATTCGCGTCATCGAGCCAGTCCGAAACCACCATTTTGTAACGGCCCTTGTGGAAGTTCGGGTTGTTATTCGCCGTATCCACCTTGCCGTTGCTTTTGATGATCTCAAACGCCGCTTCCTCAAGCCCTCGTGGAACGAGGATCATGTCGGGGTTGCACTCGAACAAGTTCTCCTTGTTCGTCGTGCGGGCCTTCATGGCGATCCGCCGGGTTTCGAGGTTTACAGCCGAGAGGGCCGCCGTTCCGCGATTGCTGTAGGTGTTGCCGGTGAACTTGCTCGCGTGCGTCGCCGTGCAGAGTGCCTCGCCGTTCAACGTGGTCTCCGCCGTGGTGAAGGCGTTGTTGAATGGCGAGTAGATGTCCGCCGCCATGCGCCGATGGGCCTGAAGGCCCCGGTGCTTGGGCAAAGACTCCACGATGTTCAACTGATCCGTCTCGGCGAATTTGCGGAGGATTTTCATGCCCTTCGCGTATTCGCGCTGAGTGATCGTCATCGTGTAGCCTTCAGCGATGCCCTCATAATCCATGTCGCCGGAGAATTCGGAAACGTCGCCCGAGTCCCCAAGCTCCAGGTGAGTCTCAACCAGTTTGGTCGTTTTCTTGACATCGTAGAAGACGGCGCGATCCGCCGGAACCTTCTTGAAGCCAAGGTTGAAGTTCTTTCTGGCGATTGGCTCTAAAGTATTTTGCCAGTCGCCGTCAGTGATTGTTCCGCTCATGGTTTTTCGCCTCCTTCTTTTAGTCTATGCTCGCGGGAATGGTGTTGCGGAACATCAGGTCCGCTTCAAAACGCAGACTCCGCAAGCTGTTCAACCCCGTAAGTGCCGCGTGTTTCACGGGGTCCATCTGCTCTTCCCTGCCACTGCGGATGATGTAGGTGTCCAGGACCATCACCGTATGCACCCCAACAGCCGCATATGTCGCCAGCCTCGTTCCATCGGAAGACAGTCCCGCAAACTGATGGAAGCGCGGGAGAATCTTGACGATGTATGAGGTGGTGTCCAAGCTCGTTCCGAAGGCCGCCTTTAGGGTGGCCGACCCGGCGGCGGAAGCCGTCAGGTAGTTGGTTTGACCCACACCAAGACCGCCAACGACGTAGAGAAACGCGGCGTCGATGTCATCTTCCAAGTTGGTCAGGGTGATTGTGGTCGTGGTCACAGCCTGGGTTGCGGCAATCGCGCCGGTCCCCGCCGAAGACAACTGATACTCGGCGCGGACAATTCGCGCAGGGCTCAGGAGTTCGACCTTGTTGGTTACAAAGGCCGTGCCCGCAATGAGGTTGTCCCCGACGACAGAGTAGTCGTGGAGCCCCATCAAGACGCCGAGAGCATCCGCCGCCGCCGTGGTGTTGGAGTCGGCCTGGATGAGTTCCCCGTTGTTTGTCCCGGGTGTGGCTCCGCGCTTCAGTAGAGCCCCGGCAAGAATGTCGGAACCGCTACCGAAGATCGGGCAACGAAGAACCCGCTCGTTGTTGAATTTACTGATTCGCATGTCATTACCTCCTTTCGTTTTTACTTCTTCAACTGCTTGTCTTTAACGTCAAAAGAAACGATCAGCCCCGCCTTGCCGCCGGAAGCCCCGGTCGGCCAGTCGATTTCAACTTTCGTTTCCACGTTTTCAATCGAGGAGTCGTCGTAGAACGACTGCAAGGACTTCTCGATTCCTTCCCAGAGAGTGCTGATTCGCTGGCCGCCGCGATTAACAACGTCGCCAACGATGGGAACAACTTTCACTTTCTTAGCCATTTTTTACCTCCTTCTCCCGCCGCGCCTGAGCCATTCATCAGACGGAGCTTTTGGGTCGTCTTTTATCTGCCTCGGCTTGCTCCTTGACCACTGAAGCGAACCGCAAAACCTGCACCCGCTTAGGACATCGTGATCCTTGGCGTTCGCCACCGTGGCCCCGCTCACTTGCGCGGTAACGTTGGTGGGCGGTCCTAGCCCATCTCCACCGGTCGCCCACGCCGTTGCCCTGGTGTCGTTAGGCAGACCGCATTGCACGCATCGCCGGAAAGGCGTCCTACCCACCCTTTCGCCGCGAGGTCTTCCCGTGCGAGACGGGAATACTGTCCCGCCATAGTCTCGAAAGACGCTTCGCCTCAAGCCGTCGCCTCGATCTGCGTCTTCCTGACCCCGCGCCCGCTCCCTCGGAGGTCTTGGATATAGCCCTTCTCCCCTTGAGGATGGTAGCGTGCCGCCAGTTTCTGCGTGGACGAGAGCGTGATGGTTTTGTCTTCCGCCACCCCGCCTGTGGGCGTCGCCAACTTCGTCTTCCCGGCAATGGTGCGGTTGATCTCCTTGCCCTTGCGGACGCTCTCCACCGCTTTGTCCCCATGTTTCCCCTTGGCGAACCAAAAGGCCCTGTCGAGGATTTCCTTCCTCGAATGGATTGATAGGTTGTAGTCTTTGAGAAACTCGTCAATCGACGCTCTATACTGAGGGCTTGATATCCCCGGGTAGAGGGGTTTTCCCGCCGCGTCTTTCGCCGATGCCATGGCAGACATGGCCTGGTCTTTCCGATACCCCGCCGTTGACCCCTGGACTTGCTTGAGGATGGACTTAGCAACCTGGTTCAGCATCCCCCGAACAAACGTAACCTGGGGTTTTGTAAACCCGTATCTTTCCTCAACGTCGGCAAAGGCGGCATCGTTGAATTCCGGGACAAGGACTTGCTTTTCCATGTCCTCGTCCCCATCTTCTGTCCCAACGCGCCCAGTCTCCATTTTGTCCATGCGTTTGTGGAGGGCCTCAAGGGACTGGAGGACAGGGTTTACATCGCCCGCCTTCGCGCCAGCTTCGCCTTCAGAGCCTTCGTCACCTTCTCCATTTGCTCCAGCTTCTTTTCCAGGCTCATCGGCCCCGCCTCCGGCCTCCGCAGATTCAGCCGCGTCAGCCGCCGGATCGGGCGTAGTCTCAGGGGCATCGGTCCCTCCTTCGGGGCGGGGTTCCGCCGTTTCTTCTCCGGCGTCCGCAAGGGGTTCAATCGAAGTCCTAATCACTCGTTCCTCGGTCATCGTCGTCTCCTTTTTGCGCGGGCCATAAAAAAAGCCCACGCCGACCTTTCGGTCTTTCGTGGGCTCCGTGAGCCTCTATGTTAATTAGGTTTCTATTTGCTAAACAACCGTTAAATTTCCGTTAACCTTCTTGCACCTATGACACTTTGATCTTATTCCAAACTTTATAGAAACCACACCGAGAGTTTCGGCGATGGACCGCTTATCGTCATCCGCACGCCTTATTTCTATAATTGCTGTGCCCAGGAGCCTGCCGCATTTCGCCCGCGTTCCGTCGTTCCATTTCCTGATATTCGGACACCGATAATCACTCGTTTTACGCTCCAAGGCGTTCACGGCATTCGTCAACCGACCTCTGGTCCTGGGCTATCTGGTCCGAAAGCGTCTCCAACATGTCATCGGCGTTCTGTGGAATTGCCCGTAGGCGTTCGTAGGTTTCTTTTCGTTCCAGGAGAAGCGAACGCTGGTTCTCTTGCTCTTGGGTGAGGAACTTTCTCGCGTTGAGCGTCTGCAAGGCGTTCTCCGTGGCGCGTATGCCCTCATCAAGGACGGCTTGAAACTCCCCCCACTCGTCGTATCTAAGAAGTCTTGCCAGCTTTTCCCCTCGGTCGCGCTTAGCCCTTCGGGAAAAAAGAACCTTTTCCTTTTGAAGAAGTACCTCTTTGGTCGGGCGTCTGAATATCTCCCGCGTGGACCTGACAAAAGCGGTGGCGCGTTCAAGCATGGTCTTTGCCGTTTGTCGTGGACACGGCTTCAACGGTCTTAGCCGCCAAGGACTTCGCCTCCAGGTTCCTCCGGGCCTCGGTGATCCTCCCTCTCAATTCTTCCTCGACTTGGGCTCTAGCGGCCAACGCCTTCTCCTGTTCCATCTGCATCATCGCCTGTTTCTGCACTTCAACCCGTTGACCCTGCATTTCCTCAGCCGTGGGAATGTATTTCTCCCACCGCTGGACGCGGCCTTTCTTCATGGTGTCCCGCATGAACTCAATCTGTGCTTGGGCGTTTTGCTGGAAGACCGGCCACGCCATTAAGAACTGGAACTGCTGGAACCCCCTCGCCATCTCCGTCTCGGGGTTCTGTGCTATCGTCACTCCGGCCATCTTCATCCGAAGCCCAGACCGGAATATCTTCTTGTAGAGGGTCTTCGCCCCCTGGCCGCCCTCTGTCTTTGAAAGGTAGTCCAAAACCGGAGGGCCAAATTGGTAGAGGTGAGAAAGGCAGATGTCCCCCAACTGTTCCACGCCATAACGGAACTCCGAAAGGGGGTCGTCCATCCTCAAATTCGATTGACCGATCATCGTCGCCGTCTTGTTCCCAGGGGCATTTGGATCTCCAGGGGCCGCTTGCCCGGAAAGAAGCGACACCGAAGACCCAAGGAGAAGATCGAGGATGGTCATGTCGTTCTTTTCCTCGCCCATGGAATCACCAAGATCGACCGGCTGAACCTTCATCTGGTCGAACGCCTGCCCGGACACACCGCCCGGGACATTAAACGTCTTCCCAGGGTAGAACGTCGGGTCGGGATTCTCTTCGTTGAATTCCTTCTTCTTGTTTGTGTCCAAAATGAACGACGGCACATGGGTAATCGTTCTTGAATTCACCCTCTGCCGGTGCATTGTATCCACTTCGTCATTGATGTCCCGGGTCTTTTGGGGAATCGAACGGCCAACCAACCGATTGGGCCTTTTGTTGATCCGAAAGAGAGCGCAATTGTCCACCCGATACGGGTATTCCTTCATTGCCAGGAGAACATCGGCGTCCCTGTTGTAGACGACCAAGTATTTCCCCTCCTCACCGCCTTCGTCCAAGGCCATCTTGATCGTCAATTCGTAGTTCTTGAGCTGGCTCTTCGTTGAACGTCCAAGCCCCTCGGCTTCGTCCTGGGCCGACATGGCCTCGGCCTTGTCGGTGGATGATCCGCCATCGTATTCCATGACTTTCTTCACTGATTCAGGGTAATAGAAAGGGATCTTGCCTTCACCTTTCTTCCTGATCGTGGCCTTCCGTTCGTCAAAGCGTTTGCCGTAACCCCGGCAAGCCTCGTGCCTTATGTCCGGGGCCGTGGCGGGGAGGGTGATGAAATCAACAAGTTCGATGATGTCGCATTTGTTCCCGTAAAATTCCAACTTGTCGAATCGGACCGGGACTTCCAGGGGTTCCTCCGGTGTCGCGGCGGCGGCTCTATCAACCAGTGGCGCGTATTCGCCTGCCGAAACACCCGCTTCTTCAGCGGTGGGGAACTCCGCTTGGAACTCCTCTAAACCGTCAATCAAAATTATGTCCGTAGAAGGGCAATAGTCCTCAACCCAGGAAACCTGAATCACACCGAGCCCGTCCCGGCAGGTCGTCCACATGACCCCATCCAGGGCTTCCTCGACGTTCCATTCGTTGAAGGCTTTGTCGTTCATCATCTCCGCAACGTCGTCAACGTATTCAAAGAGGGTATCGTCGTCCGTGGTTGTGACCCAGACAATGCCTCCACCTAATATTGAACGCCTCAAAATCGAGTGGTAGACCTCCATGTAGGTCTCGGTTACGGGGACGTGGACGATGCTCGCGCCGGGCCACGGGAACCCCGTGTCCAAGACCACACCTTCCACCAGGTCATTGTCCTCACGAAGGCGGGCGTGGAGGACGCCGGTGTCCGCCAGCCACCCTTCGATGTTGTTTTTTAGGAACTCAAGGACGCGCTTCTTCTGGGATTCCGTCAAATCCAACAACTTCCCCATGCGCTCGCGGTAGGCGTCCATTGCCGACGCCATTTGCGGGAGAGGCTTGGATTCTTTGGATTTATCAATTTCCATATGAGCCTATTTTTTTAACCTCGCGACAATAGCGGCCCCGGGCATCTTCTTTGCTTTTGAAAATCCCTAAATGCCGAGTTTTCCCCTTTTCATCTATCTGCGACATCCACCCATTAGATTGCTTCCGGGAGAAATCGCCATGCCCTTGACGTCAATACTCCAAGTCGGATGTCCCGGACGATTTCACGTCCCCATTCATCTTTGATCCGACCATTTCCTTCAGGCTTTTGTCGGCCTGATTGTCAATCTCAAACTCGCAAGACCCCACCTCCACCGTTACCGACCCTTCGGCCACTTCTTTCACGCGGTTCCCCGTGTGGGTGATCTTGGGGATAGCCGCCCCAACCTCCAGACCTTCAAGCTGGGGGTATTCGGACGTGGAGAATACCATGACCTTCTCTTCGCCGCCAACGCCGGGGTCCCTCCCCGGCCCTTCGGTGATTTTAAAGTTCGGATTCATTCTGGACTTCCTTTCGCCTCGCGGCTGTCATTTGGATCAACGCAAACATGGTGTTATGCACCCAGCCCATCATGGGACCGACAGATTGGGCTCGTGGCCGTTTGGAACCGTCAACCCCATCCCCTGCCGACGCTTCCGAATCTCCATCATCTGCCGCATCCCCACGGCTTCGGCTCCTTTCATGTGGCCGTGGAAAAGGGCCGTGCCGTCCCTCATATCCAAAGCCCATTCCCTGATTGGAATTTGGATGAGCATGGATTCCGGGTCGGCGGAATCAAACCCGATCTTGAACGCGACCGCGATCATCGGCTGCTCCGGCGGCATAGGCGGATCGGTGCTAAGCATTTGCGGCCTCCTGATTTTGTTCAACAATTCCAGCGACCTTTCTGAATTCCAGGAGAATGTATTCGATCCCCTCAAGGGGAAACTCAACCCCAGCGTATTTCTCGTAGAGAACGATATCCCCAGGAACTACTTCGATGGAGTCATGTACCCCCGTGGCAATGATCTCCCCACGCTGGACTTCCACCTTCTTCTCGCCAGGGACTGTCAGGCTCCCCCTCTGCTCCCACTCCCGTGCCTCTGGCCGCAAAAGAACTCTTGGGCCGATGGGCTTGATGCCGTTCAAAGTCAATTCCCCGCGCAGGGGAACCACCGCCAGGCAGTCCGCTTGGGCCACTTCGGCGAGTATCGCCACCCTTCCATGAACCGGATCGGAGAACTTGTCGAAACGCGAGAACTGATCGAAGGCTATCCTCGTCTCCTCTCCGCTTTCCCGGTTCTTTTCAACGATTTTCACCAAGTCCTGGGAGACTTCCGGGCCGCACGCAATGACAATCCCGGTGAAATGCGACTTCCGGTATTGGTGGGGACGCTGGAGTCCGGTCCGGCCGTATTCCTCGGTCGCCTCCTCCCACCTGCAGAGGATTCGGTCCCCCAACATCTTCGCTTGGCCCAACGACACCTCTTCGTAACCGTCTGAGGATAACATTTATTTCACCTCGGAACTCAGCATCGGTCCCCTCCTTTAACCACCAGCACGATTTCTCCGCACGGACTCAACGTCCCGCCGGCCAAACCCTGCAGGCACGGTCCTCGGGACTCTCGCCGCGAATGTTTCTTCAACTGAAAGGAATCGAAGGCAGTAAACCCCTATCGCCAATGAGGTTACGCAATCATCGTGGCAATCCTGTTGAGCGTTCATCTGCCCGCCGTCTTCGATGTATGTCTGCATCTCCTGAACGGTTACGGGGTTGTGGATGGCGACTGTGCGGGCGTCCAGAGCGTTTCGGAGGGCGGTAATGACCATCCCCTTGATCTTTTGGCTCAGCATGGGGAACCCGTCCCGCGGCGTGTCGTCCGGCCAAATCTCCCTGGTATTCAGCAAATGCGGGTAACGCTCGGCCTTGATTCTCTCCACCGTGGCCCACCCCTGATTGTTCAATTCGGGAGCGAGGACGGCGTTGTTGTAGTAATAGGCAAGGTCTACGAGAATCTTCCCAAACGAACCCGGGTCAGTCCTCCCGCGCCAAACCGCTACCTGCTCCCAGCTTGACCTGTCGAGGACGTGCGCCGCGCTCCAATCCCCGTCCTGGATTCCCTCAGCAACGTCCGCGCACACCAGGTATTGTCTCCCCTGCCTGTGGTGGCGGTAAACTGTTAGGAACCCCTCGTCTCGGGCCACGAAGTTGATATCCTTGCCGTCATCTTCCAGGTCACCGACTTCCCCAGGCTTAGCGGCATGAACTTCATCTTGGATTTCCTTGAGCCTTGAAAGATCGAAGACGTGGCGACCGCTAAAAATAAAGGCTTCTTCCGCTGTGGAAGGGAACTCCTGAGGCATCTTCGATTTATCCGTCATCTCCGCCCGCTTGTTGCGCCACCAATTCAACTGCGGTAAGGAAAGTTTGAACTCTTTCAGCATCCGCGCTTCTGCTGATGTCGGCCTGAAATTAACTCCGACGGGTAACGGCAAGGTATTCGTCGGGTCTTCAAACCAAGCGAAGAAGTGCGCCTTCCATGGACTCCCGCTCTTCGGGTCCTGGGCTTCCCTCCACATTCGGTAAAACGCTTCCAATCCGTTTGCCGTTGTTTCTAAAACTTTTCTCGCGCCGGGGACACACGCTTCCATCACACCCGTAATTACGGATTGATCTTTATACCAAGAAACCTCGGATAAATGTAAATGCGTAACATCCCTGCCTCGACCCCATCCACCGGAACCCGCCGTCCCGATCCAGTATCGGCTGTTCTTCTTTGGGAATGAAATCTCGCGTTGGGTGTCCTTGTCTATGGTCACTCTAAACTCCACGCTCTTTGTCCCGAGGTTCTTGAGGTAGTAGTCAACCCGTTCCAGGTGGATAAGCGTGTCTTCCCATGTGTGCGCCATTGTCACCGCGTTTTGGTTCTCTTTCATCAGGCAATCGACAAGGAAATCGGCTTCTATTACGGACGAGAATCCTTCTTTGCGGCTTTTCAAAATAAGGTCGTTGTTGGTTTTGTTCCCGTAGTATGCGGACTGCGGCGGATTGAAAATAAAGGGAACCCTGTTCCTCTTCTTGTCGATCAGCGAAAAGAAGGTTTCGACAAAGTATTTGTTATCCGCCAGACGGGCCACGAATTGCTCCGGGGTCATCCCCTAAGCCCTCTTTCCCCGCGAGCCGACTGGACGATTTCTCCGATCTTATCAATCGTCAAACCCACATCCCCCGACATTTCCATCCTTTGTTTTGGCTTGCCCCATACGTTTTCAATGATTAGGCGGGCGGCTTCTATGCGCGTTCCACCGGGTAGGGATTCGTTGTCCCGCATTTGAACCAAAAATTGAAGGGACTTCTCGGCTTCTCCGCTTGCGGCTTCCAGGGCGAGCCCATGCAACTTCTCTTTGATCGAAACGCTCCCCTTCGGGCGGCCAGGTCCGCCCTTTCCGCCCTTGGAAAACATTCCGCCGGGGGCATGAGGATTAAACGGTGGCACTTACTTTGCCCCTCTTCTTAATTTACCGGCCCTATCAACCTCGCGGAGGGGGGTAAAAAAAGCCCGCCATCCCCTTTGTGGGGTGGCGGGTGGCTGATGCGCGGTGTGGAATGAAAAGGACATGGAGTGGTTTCGCCCCACACCATCAGCCGCATTAATTATATCCTGTCTTAGCCGGATCCCCTTGTAACATTATTTTTCCCGTCGGTGCGTCGACGGGCGTTTTCATGGAACGTATAATTTTCCTCAAACGATAGAGGATGGCCGCCGGGAGGCAGTGCCTCGCGGCGATGTCCTTGATCGGAAGTTTCTCCGCCATCATGTAGAGGGCCGCGGCGAAGATCAGGAGGCGGTCTTCTTTCAGCATTCGGACGGTTTTATCTCGTCCAAGAAGACGCCCCTCTTCTTGCCGCGTTCCGTAAGGCTCACCTTCCCGTCCGCTTTTCTTTCAATGAGGCCGGCCCTTAGGAGTTCTTCCATCGCCTCATCGAATCTCGTATCCATGCTATTACATGTGGAAAACGGAGCCCGGTCCTCGCTCATTGCCTACTCCGCACGTCTTCTTGGAGATGATCCGCCGCGTCACTGTTGATCCTCGCGAGTCCGTCACCAATTTTGTTGCACCCGGTAAAGAAAGCCAGACCGGC